CAGAACTTGTAGAACTTAGTTCAGTGTCTACAAAGTTCTTAAGACCAGATGTATGTACTAGACGATTGATAGAATCAATAGAATCCTTATATTGAATAGGACTCTTAATAGAGTAAGAGAGATTTTGATAGTAGTCATTATCTGGTGTTACCTGAATATCATTGTTTAGTTCGCCAGTATTAGTCTTCCAACCTTGTTCAGATCTTACAGAGTAATCTACAGTAAATCTACCATCGCTTGTATTCAGAGAAGATACAGTTCCTTTAGAACCAGAAATATTTCCTCTAATTACATCTCCAACCTTTAACTCAAATATACCAGTAACTTTAATATAATCTTTCAGAATAGAAGAAATGAATAGATCAGTATTGGCACCATTTACGGTTATATTTTCTCCAATACTAAATTCTGACTTCTTCTGAGTTACTTTAAACACAGGTAAATCAGATCTCTTAACCATATTGGCAAAAGAGCTTTGAGTAGTGTCTGCAAGACCTGGATTGGTTGTTAAACCAGCAACACTATATTCAACCTTAGCAGGAATGGTGTTTGAATATGAAAGAACTGTTAGATACTGATATCCATAATCTGCCGAATTAAATCCTGTGCCATCAGTTCCATTTTTGGTTACACCTTCAACGAATACTTCGTCTCCAATTGCAAATACACTTGTACTGAATCCTAAGAGAGGAGTTGTCAAGAAACAAGTAACAATGCCACTCAAAGAGGATTGCATTGTTGAAATGCCGACACCGTTAGTATTATTGACTGCGAATATAGTTTTTGGATTAAAACTCATTCCAGTTGGTTGTTCAAAGATAGTTACATTATCAATAGAACTTGATCCAATTTCAGATAGAAGTATACCATCCTGCTCTATACCAGTAACGGAATCAACAATAACTAAATCTGGCGCAATAGTATAATTATTACCTCCACTTAAAATTTCAATTTCATCAATAGTTAAATTATCTTTTAGTTCAATAGTTGCTGGTAAAGCAGCTTTTGGACTTAGTGTTTTATCAGTATTAAATTCTATAAGTTGTTGACCAATTCTGAATTGCTTCAGATTACCAAGTTTATTTGATTTGGGGAATAGAAGAGCATCACTACCATTTGCAGAGGTAATGCTTGAAATTGCAGGAAGAGATCTATATGCAGAACCTTCAGAGATTATATTAATAGTTCCAATTGGACCAGATGCATTAGATGAAGTAGTTGTATACTTCATCGATGTTGTATTATCTGTGTTATAGGAATCAAACTCTGGAATATCGGTCAGAGTAATGACGAAAGTTGTATCTGCAACACCAATGATAGAATAAGATCCATCATACTTACTCTTTCTATAAAGAATTTGATTGAAGTCTTTAACCGTTGCATCAGCAGTTGAGATGAATCCAGATCTTTCTACATTATAGAAGAGAGGATTTTGTAACTGATCAGAATACTTGAGAGTTAAAGATGCTGTAGTTGCAATTCCAACTGTTCCAACACCAGCAGTTGAGAACGTTGTTGTGTTCGCGATAGAAACAAATTCATTGTTAAATTCAAAGTCCTTATAGATTTTGAATTCAAATCCAGCAAGAGAAGAGTCTGATAAGTCAAATACAAGATCATTACCTTTGGTTGGGGTGATCTTTGGATTGACTGCTGACAGTTCCTGAGAAGCTCCTCCAGTCGAAGCAAAAGAAACTACTACTGGTGGAGAAGCAAAAGTATCGTCAAAGGTATCACAAAGTTTGATCTTATCTTTGTCAACCTTATGTACATAGTAAACTCCAGTCTCAAGACCAGAAGTTACAAGATCAGTTGAATCATAATATACCTTTTCACCAGTAGTGAAATTATGATTTGTAAGAGTAATCGTATTTTCAGAGGTATCAATAGATGCTGAAGTAAATCCTACAGGATCAATAACGATTTTTTGAATATCATTATTATACTTGACAATAACTGAAGTTGAAGTACCAATTCCTACTGACCTGTCTGGAACTACGTTTAGAGTAACTCTATCTTTTACTTGTAGATTATGATATGTTGATACAGAAACAACAGCGTCATTCTTCTGAACAATACATGTTACCTGATCTTGTGTTGGTTCGATCGAATACTCATAATTATCAGATCCATTATTAAAGAAGAAAAGTCCGCTGCTTGAAGTTGTTAGACCAATCTGCGTTACAATTCCAATAAAATCTGGACCCTTTTTGATAGTATAAACTGTTTCGGATCCGCTATTGAGAAGATCAAACTGAGATTCTGTTTCAGTATTAGCAACAGAAATGTTATTACCTCCACCATTCTTTCTTAAAATAGCGGTTTGACCCGTTAAGAATGGGTGGTTTGGTAGATAGATGCTACGTGTTGGAATATCTATCTCCTTAGTGACATCACCAAGGGTATTTGTTACTGCGATACCAACACCAGAAGTGGATCCTACGCCAACGGATTGATGGGGATTGAAGTAAATCTTCTCATTTAAATTAGAATTAAAATACCCAGTTTGAGCGTCAACAAAGATTCTATTTGGATATACAAAACCAGTTGTTGATGTTGTATGTGCTGTTCCTGTAATTCCTCTCTTAACTCTTACAATTTTTGGTATTGGGAAGATATTGAGAACGGAGAGAAGTTCAGTTCCGATTCCAATAGTTGATCCAATCGAAAGAGAATTTGGAATATTTGAAATATAAACATCAGTTACTAGTCCAGCAGATGCATTTGCTGGAATATCTTTGTAGATGTTAAATGTATCAGTGTTTACCCCAACTGTCTTAAGTCCAGTTAGATTTGGTAAGAAAGTAGATAGTCCAGAAATTGAAACTACATCATTTACGACTAATTCATGTGTTGGTTGTATATGAATTGCAACTTGAGTATTTGATTCTCTAGTTACAATAGCTCCAGAGTATTCTAAAGTTGATGAAGCAATAGAAGTTATAGACTTACCTTCTACACTAGAAATAGTTGCTCTAGCGCCTCCACCATCAGTTCCAACATTGTCAAAGTTGAGTAGGTCTCCTACTTTGTAATTGTCACCTCTGGTTCTTATCTCGATAGAATCAATAGTACCTTTTTCTGTAGATGTAATAATTGCTTCTTGCTTATTTTGCTGTAGAGATTCATTCAAATAATCATTAGATGCATAATCATCCTTGATTCTATATGGGAAAGTATTTCTTACCAAGTCATTATTATCAATTCCATCATCCTGACCAAGATCTACTCCTTGGTACAGAGACTTAAATCTGTCTCCAATGAAATATGGGAATCTGGGGGTAAATAGACCGCCTGTTGCAATACCTGCAAAATAAGCATAGGTTCCATTTGGAAAATCAGGTGTCTTACAGAATCTTCCATTATGTCTATCTAAATCTCCAGATTCATTAAATCTATAATCTTCAACAAAGAAACCATTAGCAAAACCAGGTGGACGACTGTCAACCGAAGCAACATCAAGAACATATCCAGATTCCAGGATGCGCCTTCCACTATTTTGATCTAATGGATCACTATAACCATAGGGACCGTAGATTGGATTTCCATCATATGCCCATCCAATGATAGGAGAGTGTGAACTTCCATCATCATTGAACTCTTGAGATGCTAGATCATTGGAGTAAGAAATATTGGTATACTGTAGACCTTTACCAAATGTTGGATTCAAATATTCTGAACCAAATCTTTCAGCATCATTAATTGTCAGATAACTAATATTGCTCGAATAATTAGCATTTCTACCAGCTGGAGTTATTCTGATTGAAGTTTCTTCTTGAACGTATCCAGTTCCTTGATTAATTACGACAGCACCTGCAATTTGACCATTTTCGATAATTGGTCTCAATACCGCACCAACACCACTACCACTAGATGAAACAACTTCTACTGTTGGGGTTGAGAAGTATTCTGATCCTCTAGAGCGAACGTCAACTCTAACAACTTTACCTGCCAATACTACAGGATAAAGATTTGCACCCTTTCCATTTTTGATCGTTATAGATGGTGTCTTTTCAAAATTGATTGTGCTGCTTCCATAAGCAGTTCCAGGTTCATAGAGATAAGAATCTATAATTCCTCCTCTTACAATAGGAGTTGCTGTAATAACACCAACATTTGTTGAACCGTAAGAGACATTTACGGTTACTGCAATATCTGGATACTTAAAGATATGGTAACCAGACCCTATACTATCAAGATGAACGAATTTCTTTCTATCATAATTTGTCTTAATAGTTCCGCCGATACCAGCATCTGCTACTCTGAAAGTATTATTATCTACTTTAAAGATGTAATACTGATTTGCAGTAGTTAATCCTGATATTGCAGTTCCAGTAGTTTGATAATCTACAAGATCACCTTCTTTGAAGTTATGATTAACGAAACTAACGGTATTCTCAATTGTAGATATTCCTACAGGTTTGACATAAAGATGTCTATTCTGATATCCAGATCCACCTTCTAATACTCTGATTTCCTTGAGTGTTTTCTTTCCTTCGAACGTTCTGAATGCATGAATACCCGAATTGGATGCAGTTGTAAATCCAATCGTATTAATGCCAGCGTTAAAATCTGAAGTACTGTTATACAGTCTAATTGTCTTGGAGTTGATAAACTCTGCAATATACTTAGAGTTTTGTACTAGGAATCTATTTTGATCGGCATTTGATGCAAAGAACGTTCCGATAGAGAGAGGAGAATTTCCATTTGTTTTATAAACGATCTCTTCGCCATTTCTAAAATTGTGCTCCGATAAGAATGTAATTGTCTCTGCATTTTCCCCAACACCACCAAAATTACTTAGAAGTCTAGCATCAAAATTAACTTCCTTAAACGTTGTTTCTGTGATGGGTTTCAGAATAGCTCCAGATCCATTTCCTCCAGAAATACTTACGGATACAACATTTTCTAGTTCTTTCTGTTGAGGATCTACAAATATTTTTTCTACAGATCCACTAATGACTGGTCTAATTAGAGCAGTTGTTCCTGCACCTGGAGAATTTGAAACTACAATTTGTGGAGGATTGATTGCATCATAATCAGTTCCAGGATTTAGGACCTCAATATGAGATAATGGACCATAAAAAACTTTATCTGGAGACTTATAACTTTTAATTTCAACACCATTTATCAACATGCCAAGCATTTCTTGACTATGAGGTGTACCATCATTCTGTTTGATTTCTTCTCTTAGAGGAAATTTTCTAAGAAGTTTTTGTGGTTGAATAGTTTTATTATTTTTAGACTCAATAGTAAAAGTATGATTTCCTCCAACACCAACATTTAAAGGAGTAAATTTCAAATAATTATCACTTTCAATAAAAGATGGAGCTGGATATAGTTTTATTTTCTTTGGATCGGATAAAACTTTTGTATAGTAAGTTTCGCCAGTATTTAAACCAATAATAGCAGTTGTTTCTGGTTGATATACAACAGCATCTCCAGTTAAGAAAGGAACCGCTGTTGGGAAAGAAATTATAGAATATTCAACATCTGTTACTTCTCTTTGAAGAGCACCACTTTCTGTAGTTGCTGCGCCAATAAATGTTACTCCCGTTCCTACGATAATAGATTTTAGATTGCTATTCTTTCTGAACGAGAACGATGGCAGAGAGTTGGAAGCGACATACATGAAGTTGCTTCCAGATTCGGAGTATACATTCTGAATATCAGAAGTTAGTGTATTGTCTCCGTATTGAAGAGGAACTCTATCACTAGTTGTTTTCTTTACAACCCTCCTTATTACATGAGGTATATTTGTATCAGTGCTAAATCCAGTATATGATAATGTTACCTGTTTGTTTGCACTATCAACACTAGAAACTCTAGCATTGGATACTTGAATTTCTTTTGAAATATTGTTTATAATCTCAAAAGTATCATTTACTTTAATGCTAGAATCATCCAGATCAGAGTATAATGTATAAACTTTTGTTGAAGTATTGATAGAGGATACTTCAAATGTAGATGCTGTATTATAAACCCAAGTATTAGCAAATTTTTGCTTATATGACTTATCATTGATATTATCTGGATTATCAATCAAATCCCCAAGATAAAGAATTTTTACTTTTTCATTAGGTAAGGCAAGACCAGCATCTGCTGCTAGTTTTATGTCAGAGACAATAGAGTATACTTTTAGTTCAACTTTCTTAGTTAGATCTCCATTTTCGTACCCAAAGATAGTTTCTTCAGATCTTATCTCTGTTTTAGGTTCGATATTATCTACTACAGTACAGTTCAAAAACTGATTAGAAGTTTTATCAGTATAAGTTACCGTTGTTAGACCAGTAGTAATCTTTCCTGACTTAGGAAATCCTATTGTAGAATCGACGGTAACTACAGAAGAACCTGCACTTACTGTAGGAGAAAGAACCTTAGTGCTTGCAGTTACAGTAAAACTTCCTTCAATCAGATCTTGATCGCTATAACCAATGAATAAACCAATCTTGTAGAACGTTTGATTATCTCTGGTTACAATTTCAACCTCAGATACAGCAGCTTTAGTTCCTGGTGCAGCAGTGCTGTATACTGTTTGACCTACAAGATTATTAACATCTCCAGAAATTCTTTCTGCAAGAATAACTTCTCTTCTAATAAATTCTGCAGATGATGGTTTTAATAGGAATTGCTCCAGGTCAACAACTTTAGGAGTTACTCCATAAAGAACTCTATATAGAATCTTGAAGGATTCTTCTGTTCCTTTTGCTTGATAAAAAGTTCTTGCCTCTTTTATGAAGTTTCCTACATTAATGTTAGAGACAAACTCAGTATTTTCTAACCCAGGTGTTATAGAATACTTTAGTTTTTTATAAAATTCTTTTAAAAATAAAGAACTTAGGTTCTGTACTGGGGAATAGTTATCATGATTCTCGGCACTAGATGTGGAGAATGTTACGTTTGAAGGATTATTAATATCGCTATATGTGGTTATACCACTAAATCCCCTCTTACAACCAGTAAAGGTATTAGTAGTAACACCAGTGTAGGTGATGATTTCATCACCAATCTTAAGTAAACCATAGGATTGAGGGAATCCTTTGGTCGATTCTACTGAAATCGTGGTATCGGAAGAAGGCGCAGCAGAAGTTAGAGAAGTAAATCCAACAATAGTTTCTGGAGTTAGATTCTCTAAAGTAATATATTGATCAAGATTATCAATTAGGTCTGTTGGACCTCCTTGAAATTCTTGTGAGATATAGTATTGTTTTAGGAAGTCTACTGCCTTTGGACTTTCATCTAATATGAATTCGGGCAGTTGACCTTCAATTAGATCCTGAACCTTTACCCTTGATTCGATACCAGTTTGTATCATATTATCCTCTCTTTAGCTCTCCGTTTGAATAGCTTGAAGTTACATTAAAACCAACTCCCGATATCTTCTCTCCAGACGATATCGTGTCTTTTACCATATTTATCTTGCTCTTGGAGACATCAAACTCTAGATATAGATCCTTGAGACCGACAACATCATTTGATTCTGGGAACGCCTGAATCTCAATTACTTCATTAGTATTTTCGGTTGATGTGATGAAAACAGTTGTTAATATAATTTCTCCTTTTACATAATCAATAGTTCCAGCAGATTTAATAACAACTCTATTTTCCCCAGTTTCTAAAATAGGTTTAACAATAGAGACGACTCCAGTCCTTCTGTCTGCATTTGGAATATCAGTTAGGTAAACTGTATCCGTTTCGCCAGTGATTTTAAATCCAGTGCTCTTAATATTGAATCCTTTGGGGTCAACATGGAAGGCATTACCAAAGCACAATTCATACTGTGCTGCTTGACCGACTAGTGCTCTTAGATTTCTTCTAATCTTTACTTTCGTAATATTAGATGTAATTGCTCTATCTACACTATCAATGACATTAAGAACTTTACTGTACTTAAATCTACCTCCAAACTTATTCAGTTCAACTGAATCTGAGTATGCTTGCAGAGAATTTGTAACGTTTGTTTTTAGTTCATTGACATTTGCAGTCAAAGATGTGTTGTAGTAAACAGAAGAATCAATTTCAACATACAATACTTTGATATCAACAATAGATTGATTGATACCAGTTAGAGAATAATTCTTTAGTCTGCTTAGAATCAGTTGCTTATCAAAATCGGATATAAAATCTCCATTCTTGGGTTTGATACTAATCTGAACGGTGCCAAACTTTGGAGGATCTAACTCTTCTCCTCCAACTACAGATACAGACTCTGTATTGGGATAGACTTGATGGATAATCGCTTCGTAATCCCTTCCTGTGACTGCCCTGTACTGCGCTGAATATAGTCTAGGAGCAAAGTACTTAACGGACTCAATTGGTTCGATCTCAGTGCCGTTAGCACTCTTATTGATGGTTGTTAGAGTTACTGAATTTACGGGTACTGGGTTGTTAAGAGAGTCAACAAAAGTTCCTGCAAATGCAAAGTTTGCTGCTCCATTACCATCCGCACCATCAGTTACGATGTAAGTAACAGTAATCTTAGCTCCATTCTCTAACTTCCTACCAAATACTCCATCACCAAACAGAAGTTCATATTTCTCATCCTGAACTTCTTGAATTAAGTAAATTTCAGAAGTTTCATCAATTGAAAGAATATTATCAACTAGTCTATACTCTCTACCTTCTCCAGTCTCAGATGCACCAGCAACTTTGACTACGATAGTTTGAGTATCAATGAAAGAATTATCTAATACGAATTTTTGATCTAAAGAACCATCTACAGTAAACGTCTTTTTCAGTAGAGTTCCCTGATAAACAGAGATTGGTTCTGCTGCTGTTCCAAAGGTTGCAATACCATTCTCTACAGTTGCGGTAATGCCTTCTGGAACTGAAAATATGAATGAACTGTTGTTCGTTAAACCTACACAGACAGGTCCACGCGCCTCTAGAGTAATCGTTGGACTTGCTGTAGTTACCGATACACTTAAATTGATTTCTGCCCTCGCACAGGTCCTAGAACGGGGCACATATCCGATCGATCTTGCAAGAGATACGACGTTTTCTCTCAAGACTGCCGAATCCAAGAAGGATTCATTGACAACCATGTTCGCATTAAATGCATTAATGTACGTATTATACGCCAGTGCATTTAAAATTACAGAAAAATTAGACCCCTCAAAGTCAAAATCCGAGAAATCAGAGTTTGCTCGAAGATAATCTTTGATCGAAGTCTTAATTTGATCAAAATCTAGGTTTGTAAACTTAGTAAAAGGCATTTTATCTGGTTGCCTCTAGCATAAAAGTGTATTCTTGTGTTGGTATATCCAATCCTACAACGTCAAAATACAAAGTAACCTCAAAAGAGTTGTCATCTGGTCTAGGATTTGCCTTTACGACCAGATTTTCGACTCTTGGTTCATAATTTAACACCGCATTTGCGATTTGGGACTCAATAAACGTCGCAGTACCAAAATCAATAAACTCAAAAAGGGCAGAACGAACGTCTGATCCAAAAAGTGAATCAAAGAATCGCTCTCCCCTTATAGTTTGAACAATATTTCTTACTGATTTACGAATTGCACCTTCATTTCTCAAGGCAGGCAAGTCTTTTGTCACTGGATGTGGTTCAAATGACAAGCTGATATCTTTAAATGAGCGCGAAATTCGTTGATTTGCCATCAATAAAGTATTTCTTCACCTTATTTATACCCTCTTTCCGTATGTTGGTTCAGTACCATACTCCCAATCATCATAGTCATCATCATTTCTAATCTGTTCATGCAGCAGAGTTTGCCTTTCAAGGTCATGAACATGGTCACCGACCACTTCTCTTAGCTGATTGTAAGAATTTTTTGGTCTATTGAGGTATTTGTCTGATTTTGTGTCGGTAATTAGCGTCATTCCCGACTCAATGAAGTCGTTTCCTTGATCAGGAACAGGATGGTTTGCCATTTTGCCTCCAAAAAGTTCGTTTCCAGAACTTTTAGAGGGGTTGCTATCCCTTTTTCTATTTATTTTGCCAGTGCCAATGATTATTTGGTTGTTCCCACCAGAAGTGTAAGTCAAATTGACCTCCATCATAGTATAAAGAGACGAAATCGCTCTTAAAATTGCTGTTAGTGTCTTCACAAAGGGCAACAGACCATATATCTGCACCTGATGCCTTAGTCATAACGTCGCAAATCCAGTTATGGTTGCTTCCATCGACTGTTGCAGCATCAATCAGGACGAATTTATCCCATCTCAACTGCCACTTCATGTAGTTTTGAGTAAACTCAGTACGATACTCGCGTACATCCTCATCAGGAAAGGGCACATTGATTGTCTCTACATGAAAAATCTCCCGATCCGCAGAAAGCGAATGGGAGAGGTGTTGTGTAGCAATAGCAGAGTAGTTAGGAGAGACCATCAGAAAGCAAGTATCTGAAGGATGAATAGGCAGATTCGCCATTTTCATCCGATAGGTCATCTCCTGAATGAGTGCCCGTTCCTTATCTTCAGAGATAAAGAGTAGTTGCTTCATCCTTTGCCCTGTCCGCGATACTTTTTACGTGCTTTGTTACGAGAAGTAGCGGCATACTTAGTTCCGCCTCCATCTCCTTGACGAGTTTTTTTCGGGGGACCGCTGACGTAACCAGA